ACTAGTCTATTTAAATACCATTGTGCTTTTTCTAAATCTTGCAATGGCTCACCTTTAAATTTATATCTTGAAACATATTTCAAAACATTACCTTTAAGGTATCCATGATACTCATCATTTTCCATACAATCACGAATAACATCTATAGTTTCTTTTTTACCATGCATGTAATGTGCAGGTGAATTTACACTATCAAACTTTACTTCATTCTCATAAGATAAATCATTGCTATGATCTATTTTTTTTAGATATACTCTTTTATCTTTTACCATATTTTCTCCTTACTGTATTATACTCAACCATCTCAAGATCATATTCTCCTTTATCTACATTACGTTTAACTACAAGCCCACTCCACCACATTTGCTGAGTACTCTTAGCATAGTTTTCCTTATGATGCAAGTAACATCCTGCAGATAATCCCATAAGTTTTCTACCAGATGGTAAAGCACACATGGCATAATCAAATGTATGTATGTGACCTACAGTAGAAGATACTTTATTTTTTAAGAGGAGAGAACGAGCAACATTGTCACCGCTAATAGGCTTCCCCATGACACCAGTAGGATAATTGTGGCAATAGTACACACCATCAACCACAACGGGTTCTTGATATGGATAAACTTCCCAACCAAAACTTTCAAATTTAAAATCGTCTGTACTAATTGTGCCTTCAAGTTCTGGTATGTCATCTACTGTTCTATCTATCCTATCT